CGATGACCGTGCTCTTGGCGAGGCGATCTTGGCAAGCGAGTACGCCTCTGATGCCGTGGCCGAAGAGGGTATGGAGATGGTCAAGTCTGTTGCTCGCATGGCGGGCGACGAAGAGGGTTCGTACATTCCGAACGTGGCCAACACCTACGGCGCTCAGTACCACCTAGTCGATGACTGGATGCCCGCCGCCTCCAAGCGGCTGGTGCAGGAGATGGCCCGTGTCTTCGCTGACTACGAAGACGGGTGGGTCCGCAACAACTCCAGCGGTCGACTCAACATGGTCGATGCCATGTCCGCCCGTGGTAGCCACTTCGATGTCTTCGATGTCTGGCAGGAGACGGATGACGCTGACCTTTCGTTTGAGGTCGCCATCCTTGTCGACCGGTCGTCTTCGATGCAGGGCATCGACCAGTGGAACACGGCGAAGGCGATGTGGGTCATCCAGCGAGCCTGCGAGCAGTTGGAGATTCCCGTCACGATCATCGGCTACGACAACGAGGCTTCGATGATGGCGACGAAGAGCAACCGTGCTCGTCACAACGAGTTCATGGTGCTCCCCGCTCAAGGTGGCACCTATCCGGTTCCCGCCTTGCAGTGGGCTTCTTCGCTCATGAGGAACAGCCACGCCAAGAACCGGCTCATCATCTCGTTGACTGATGGCCAGTGGTCGTTCGACAGGGGCACCAGCCAGCCTGAGTACATCGTGCTGGACACGCTCCACCGTCAGGGAGTTCAGTCGCTTCTCGTCACTATCGACAGCGGGTGGACGATTGAACCCAGCCGTGTGGGCAACCGCTACTACGGCCACAAGCAGTGGGTGAACCTCACCCGTGAGCGGATGAGGACTCTGCCCAACGAGGTCGGTCGACAGATCGCCGCTCTCGCTAACGAGACGCTGGGAGCCGTAGCGTGACCAGCACAACAGGAGGAAACATGGAGAAGAAGATCATGCACCGTGTCGTGCTTCACGTCGAAGTCGAAGACGGTGTGTACTGGCCCAGCGACACCAAGAGCAGGACCGACATGGAGGCGCTCACGAACGTGCTCCTTCAGTCGTTGGATCACATTCACGGTGCCGACGTAAAGGCCGTGTCATGGTGAGGCGTAGGAGATACCGGCTGGCGCTGGCGATTCTTACGTCACTCGCCGTGACGTATTCCGTTGGGGAGCAGAGCGCCAGTGGCCTCACCGCTCTTCAACTCACCGTCCTCTTCGTGGCGACTATGATCGTCTCGCTTCGGGTTCTGAAGCGGGTGCGAGATTATGTCGCATCGAAGTTGGTAGATGCCGATAGGCACGATAGATTCATCAACCACACCAACCGTTACGGAGGTAACACATGAAACTAGCGGCAAAGCAAATGGGGTCCATGAAGGCCGTCAAGGAGTCCTTGAAGAAAGGCGCAGGCGGCGACAAGACGTGGATCAAGAACATCCCCAGCGAGGGCATCGTCGTCCGCTTCCTGACCGAGCCTGAGCAGTGGTTCGGGTACTACGAATACTTCGACCGGGACAACAAGCAGTTCGTCCCGATGGCCGAGGGTGAGGTGCTCCCCGACGGAGTTCGCCCCTCGTTCCGGTACCTGACCAACGCTCTGGACGTGGAGACTGATCGGGTCATCCCGCTCAAGTTGCCGAAGACGGCGGCCAACTCGCTCATCATCAAGTACGACAAGTACGAGACTCTGCTTGATCGCAACTACGAGTTGGACAAGCACGGCGAGGGTCTGGACACGACCTACGACGTGACTCCGACCGGCCCGACCAAGATGGTGCTCAACAAGTACGACCTCTTGGACTTGGAGTCGATCCTTGTCGACGCTCGCAACATGGCGCTCGGGGAGTCCGATGTCGAAGAGTCCACCGGCTCGTTCAACAACGACGACATCGACACCGATGCCGACGATGACGACGATGAGATCGACAACCCGACGCTGGAGTCCGACGACGACAGCGCCGAGACGACGTACACCGAGGACGAGTTGCGGAAGATGTCGGTTCGTGACCTCCGCATCATCGCCCTTGAACTTGATCTTGACCCTCGGGGCAAGACCAAGGACGCACTCGTTGACGAGATCATTCTCGCCGCCGAGGCGTGAGATCGTCCCCGCTGGTTTTTCACCTCCTTTCGGCCAGCGGGGACACCTTCCCCCAACCAACCCAACCCAGCCAAGGAGAAGAACATGGCTAACCGCAAGAAGCACCGCAGAATCATTCTTGAGAATCCGCCTGCTCCCAGCAAGCGTGGTCCCAAGAAGACCGGCACGCAGGAGTTCCTGCGCCGTCTGGCCGAGCAACACCCGAACGAGTGGGCAGTCTTCGATCGCCGCACCCGTTCAGGGCACACCTACCTCAGCAGTCTGAGAAAGAAGTCCGAGTGGAAAGACCGCTTGGAAGTGACGAGCCGAGGCAACGACGACGGCACCCGAGCCGTGTGGGTCCGCATCAAGGATGCGCCGACCTCGGACGAGTCATGAGCGACTCACTTCTGAACGAGCGTCTCGCTCGGCTCCTGCGCCTGAAGACACAACTCAGCGAGTTGGAAGCCGAGCGGACCTCCCTTGAGGCCGTCATCCTCCGTGAGATGGATGAGCAGGACATCAAGTCCATGAACTTCTACGAGAACGGGATAGATGTCACCGCCACCACCGTCCACGGGTCGACCATGAAGTTCGACATGGATGCCATCAAGAAAGAACTCACCGAAGATCAGTGGGTCGGCATCACGAAACAAGTGATCGACAACAAGATGCTGGAGGATCAGGTGGCCAAGGGAGCGATTCCCGTTGAGGTCATCGCCCAGCACTCCACTGAGGTGCCACGCAAGGGCTACGTCCGCTTCAAGTACGGCAAGTAACTGGCCTCACAACTGCATCAATGACTACGATGCACACATGGCCAGATCGTACTGCGAAGTCTGCCGACAGCCCGACGACACTGGGCTGGGCATCTGCTCAGAGTGTGCAACCGACGAAGACACGAAGGAGTGACCACTGTGTCCAATACTGCTACCCATACCAATCCATTCGACCGAGTTCGTGAGGCCAAGCGCTTCGACGTGGCCGAGATGTTGCTCACCGGAGACACGGTGAGTTGGAACGACATTATTGAGAGTGTCGGCAACTTCTCGCCACGGACGATGGGCTACGTCTTGCGAGGCTTGGAGGATCAGGGTGCCACCATCCTGAGACTGCGGGATGCCGAGCACGGCACCCTGTACCGATACGACCCGACGTGCGAGTACGACGCTCGGTTCCGACTGTCGAAGTCGGACGGGCCTGACGCACAACGACAGAAGAAGCACAATGCCGCTTACTCGGAAACAGCGGGATCGTAAGCCACTCTTCTGCGGAAAGTGCGGGCGTATCACTTACGCCGACTCCCCCGAACGCCAGTGGTGGCTGGTGGGCATGGATTACGGGACGACCGTAGTTCGATGCCCCCAGCACATTACTGAGTGGACGCTCCGCATCTCAGGACGAGGACGGAGCATGGCCTCATACCGCTGGAAGCGGCTGGCCAAAGAGAACGACAACTACGACTCCAGCATGATGTCGATGGAGCCGTTGTTCCTAGACGACGACATCTGAGCAAACATGGTAGGAAGGGAGGGCCATGTTCTTTCACACTCATGTCCATTCCGAGTTCTCATGTCTGGACGGGATGGCCGACATTCCCACGATGGTCGCCAAGGCGGCGAAGATGGGACAGCCGGGGATCGCACTGACCGATCACGGCAACATGAGTGGTGTCTTCCAGTTGTACAAGTCAGCCAAGAAGCACGGCCTCGCCCCATTCCTCGGGCTTGAGGCATACACAGTCGGGCAGGTCGATGACAAGACGGCGAAGCGCCACCACCTCACACTGCTGGCGTACACGACGGATGGCTACAAGAACCTTGCACAACTCTCCAGCACCTCGCATCGCCGTGACCACTACCACTACAAGCCGAGGCTCAGTGAGTTCGACTTCGTGGAGGCCAAGGCCAATGGCGCTACCTCGGGCATTGCTTGTCTGACGGGTTGCTACTTCGGGGAGGTCTGTCAGGCCATCGTCTCAGAGCCAGATGAGGACGATGGGATTGAGAAAGCCAAGAGGCTCGTCCGGTTCTACCAGTCGATCTTCGACCGTGTGTACATCGAAGTCCAGCACCACAACACCCAGCATGAAGTGTGGGATGACGACCGCCTAGTTCAAGCGCTCCACCGACTCTCACAAGAGACGGGGTGCCCGCCCATCATCACGAACGACTGCCACTACTGCGACAAGGGCGAGAAGGAACTTCACGACATGATGAAGTCCATCGCCTACTCCAGCGATCCCGGCGATGTCTCGTTCCCCGGCGACTCGTACCATCTCGCCTCGGAGTCGTGGGTCAAGGTTCACTACCGAGATCACGCCGAGGTGTGGGATGCGGCGCAACAGTCGTATCAAGAGTTGATCGAAGCCAACGAGTTGGCCATCCCCGTGCTGGACGACTACCAATACCACGTCCCGCAGATTGCCGAGTCCCCGATGCGGCGGCTGGAGTACCTCTGCCTCAAGGCGATGGGCGGGAAAGAACTTGGCCCGAAGTACGGAGCACGTCTGGATTACGAACTTGGCGTGATCGAAGGGCTGGGCATGGCCGACTACTTCTTGCTCGTCCACGACTACGTTCAGTGGTGCAACGAGCAGGGCATCTTCGTCATGGCCCGTGGCTCTGCGGCTGGCTCACTTGTCTGCTGGCTTCTCGGGTTCACTCAGGTCGACCCGCTCAAGTGGAACCTGACCTTTGACCGATTCCTGACCCCTGACAGGATTCGACCGCCCGACATCGACTTGGACATCGAAGATGTGAGGCGAGCCGATGTCATTGAATACCTACAGGGCAAGTACGAGGTCGTCCAGATCGGCACCTACAACAAGTTGTCGTATGACGAGGACAGTGGCCGAGGTGGCCTCTACGTCCAGTACATCAGTGCTCAGCGCAAGATTCTTGGAGACAAGTTCCCGAAGACACTCGGGAAAGTGAAGACGCTCCACGACCTAGATGAAGTTCGGCCACAAGATGCCGAGCGAATCAGGAGGCTCGGTGACGTGGCACTGCGCCGTTCCCCCGGTGCCCATGCCGCTGGATTCCTTGTCGGTGCCCCTCCCTCGCACAACGTATCCGATTGGATACCCACCATGCTCATCCCGTCCTCGGGCACCGAGGTAACGCAGATGATGATGGACGACGTGGAGGATGCGGGCTACATCAAGATCGACTTGCTCGGCCTCCGCTCGCTGGCCACGGTTCGTCGGTGCTTGGAGTTGATCGGCAAGGACGGGCTGGATTGGATTCCGCTGGACGACAAGGAGACGTTCAAGTTCTTACGCAAGGGCAACTCAGAGACGGGCATCTTCCAGTTGGAGGGCTACACGGCGGCCAAGGGATGCCGTGAGGTCAAGGTCAAGACCGTCGATGATCTGATCCTCGTCAACGCTCTCTATCGGCCCGCAACTCGGGACAGTGGCTACGTCGATCTCTTCCACCACAACCGAGACAACAGAGGCTCGATCTCTTACCCGCACCCGATCTTCAAGAACCACCTACAGGAGACGTTCGGAGTTCCGTGCTTCCAAGAGCAGGTGCTCGCCATCCTCCGTGATCTCGGGATGCCGGTGGCCGAACTCAACGCCTTCCTGAAAGCGGTCAAGGGTAAGCACGCCAAGGGCGGCTACTCAGACGAGTCGACGGCGATCTTCGTCAACAACAAGCGCCGGTTTGAGGCGCTCTGTAAGGACAAGGAGATGACCGACGAGCAGACCGAAGAGGCGTGGGAGTTGGTCGAAGGATTCGCCGCCTACGGATTCAACCGTGCTCATGCCACGGCGTACTCACTGCTCGGCTATCAGATGGCCTACCTGAAGACGCACCATTCGGTGCAGTTCCACGCCGCTCTTCTGGAGACATCGGTGGGGACGACGAAGGAAGACCAGTACGTCAAGGAGACACGGCGAGTCGGAGTTCCCGTTCTCGGGGCGTGCATCAACCGGTCGGCAGTCCTGTGGGCCATCGACCCATCGGGGAGGGCAATCCGCAAGGGCTTGTCCTCCATCAAGGGAGTTGGCCCTAAGGCCGCAGATGCTATTGTGGCGAGTGCGCCCTACGAATCTGTGGACGAGATCATCGACCGTTGCCCAGCAAAGTCCGTCACTGGCGGGAAGAGTTGGAAGACGGACGGCACCCTCTCCGGTGTGCTTGAGTCGCTGAGGAAAGCGGGAGCACTGAAAGCCGTGGGAGTTATGCCTTGATCGACATTGACGACTTGAACACAAGTGAGCAGGCCGTTGAGTTCCTGAGAGAGATCGCCACGACTGTCTGGCAGGCGCTCAACGAGATCGACAAGGAGGGAGCATCCTCCATCAGTACGGCGCTCATCGTTTCTAGCCACGTCCTCTTGGAAGAGATGGAGATGGCCGACGAACTTGCACGTTGCCTGATTAGTTCGATTCGGGAGGGGCGCTTCCTAGAAGACGACGCACTACAACTGTTGGCGGCTTGGAAGAAACGCAGGATCGTCAGTGGAGCAGTGGCAAGTGAGTGAACAGTTAGTCCTATTCGACCCCGACCAATACAGCGAGGAACGTAGTGAGCAAAGCCCAAGAGTTGATGGCCGAGATCAACAAGGCTCTCGGAGAGGGGACAGTCAAACTCGGGAGTGACGAGTCACTTCTGGTCAAGCGTCTCCCCACGGGCGTTCTGCCCATCGACCATCTGCTTGACGGTGGCATCCCCACCGGCAGATTCACGGAACTCTTCGGGGCTTACAGCACCCTGAAGTCATACATCGCCCTGTCGTGCATTGCACAGACACAGAAGAACGGCGGAGTCTGTGCCATCGTTGACACAGAGCACGCCTACGACCCCGTGTGGGCCGAGTCCATTGGCGTGAACACCGCTGACCTCATTTACCAAGCCCCCGAGACGGGTGAGGAAGCGGTCGATGTCACTGAGGTCTTGGTCCGCAACGGGGTCGACCTTGTGGTGTGGGACTCGGTGGCGGCCACGTTGCCGCAGGCCGAGAGCACCAAGAGAATGTCGAAGGAGTCCGTCCAGCCCGCTCGGCTGGCGGCGCTCATGTCGCTCGGTATGCGGAAGTTGACCGCCGCCAACGACCACACCGCCATCCTCTTCATCAACCAAACCCGCCTGAACGTCGGTGTCGTCTTCGGTGACCCTGAGACAGTTCCCGGTGGCCGAGCACTTCCCTTCTACGCCTCGTACCGTGTGGCGCTCCGTAAGGCGGGGAAGGAGAAGGAGTCGGTCGATACCTACGACTCCACCGGCAAGAAGACGACCGTGAACCAAGTCACGGGCCACAAGATTCGTGCCACACTGGAGAAGTCGAAGTTGTCGGCTCCCTCCCGTGACGTGCTCTTCACGTTCGACCTGACGAGCGGACAGGTAGACGAGATCGGGTACGCCCTCAGCGCTGGGCTGGAGAAGGGCATCGTGAAGCATGAAGGTAGGTCGTGGTGGGTAGACGAGACGGAGAAGACAGTGGGAGCCGAGAAGTTCCGTGGCTGGCTGAGGGATCATCCCGAGGTAGTGGAGATGATTCGGCAGGAACTCTTGGAGCCAAGTGGAAGCCACGAAGTCGACAGCAAGAAGGTCGGCTGACCGAGAAGAAGATCGCTAAAGACCTCGGGGCTAGGACACATCCCAACTCGGGAGCGCTGAGGATCAAGCACGACGCATCGGACGCTGAGACGTTGTACGAGATCAAAGATGCCAACAAGTCCTACAGCCTGAAGGCCGACGAGTTGCACACCCTTTGGGTACGCTCGGCTAGAGAGTCCAAGGAGCCGGTCTTCATCATCAAGTTCAAGCACCTCGGGATGACCGCCACCATCACGATGACCAAGGAGATGTAGTGAGTCTGAAGCAACACATCAAGATCGCCAAGCGCAACACGAAGATCACGCCTAAGTTGCACGCATGGCTAAATAACAATGATGGAGTACGAGTAGAGGATGAAGTTACGGCCAAGCGGGTCTTGGACATCCTCGCCCCGAGCGAGCACGACCGGTCTGGCGTGTTCCACCCGTCGCAGTTGTACCAGTGCCCTCGGCTACAGGTCTTTGAGTATTGCGGGGTCGACAAGCGTGAGCAGTACAACCCGACGCTCCGCAACCTCTTCAACGACGGACACTTTCGCCATCTGCGCTGGCAGATCATGTTGCTCAACGCTGGCATCCTCACCGACATCGAAGTGAAGGTGTCGATCCCTGAGTACAGGCTGGCAGGGTCGATGGACGGCGTGAACACTGACGAGGGTTGGATGTTTGAGTTGAAGGGCACCAGCCAGTACCAGTCGGTTGTCAGCCGTGGAGCGATGCCCGCCCACATCAAACAGGTCAACGCTTACCTCATGGCGAGCGGGCTGGATCAGGCTCTCATTGTCTACGAAGACAAGTTGTCACAGCAGTGGCAGGAGATCGAAGTATCCAAAGACCCGAAGATCGTGGACGAGATTGAGTCCATCCTCCAAGACCTGAACCGAGCAATAGAAACTGGCGAGTTACCGGAGATTCTGGATGAGTGTAAAGATCAAGAAGGCGCACGATTCAACCGTTGCCCCTATGGCGGGGTCTGCCACAAACTCCGCAACCGAGACGACATCATTGAGGCTCTTCCACCTGAACGAAGGGTTGCCATCCCTAGTTGAGATGCAGGCCGAGTTGGACGAGTACACCTCCGTCCTCATGGGCCACGAAGAGCCGCCAATCGACCAAGGCGACATGACGTTGCTGGAGTACGCCAACGCCGTCTACAGCCGTGCGATGGAGTTGACCATGTTGCTCCAGCGGGCCGAGGCATCGGGTGTCGTGGTCCGAGGATCGAAGGTGTACAAGTTCAGGACCGGTGAGTTGAGGACGTTCACTGAGATGGCGGGCAGGGCGATTGACCTCGGAAGTCGCAGGGTCACTTACGCCAAGATGGAATACTCTATGGGGTATGGATGAGTTCGTCGTTCTCGGCATTGACCCAGCGGCCACGAAGGTCACATTTGTCGCTATCACTGACATCGATTTCTTCGTCCAGCACCACAAGCGGCTTGGCAAGAGCGGTGGAGAAGCCTGCAATAGCGCATGGCATTTGACCAACACCCTGCTCTTCGACATCAATCAGATATGGCCGGGGGCAACGATCTACCCATTTATCGAATCGCCTGTCGTCGGCAGAGGTGGCGTTCGGTCTACTATGGTGCAGTGCTTTACCTCAGGTGCCATACAGGCGGCGCTCCATAATGCAGGACTTGACACGCAAACAGCCAATGTCTCGTCGTGGAAGAAGTCCGTCGTCGGGCGAGGCAATGCGACTAAAGAAGAAGTCGCCAAACATCTACGACTTCGATGGCCTGCTCTCCACCGACGAGCAGGTGGCAATCAGGACATCGTTGACGCTTCCTGCATTGCCCTCTACGGACAACAACTACTTAGCGAGTGAGTGGTTCGGGCTTGCCGCCTGCAAGGGTCAAACTCTCAAGTTCTTCCGCCACTCATGCTCCAAGAGGTGCGGCCACCACCCGAACGGGTGTTCCCGTATCAAGAATGTCAGGGAGTGCCGAGCGATCTGCGCTGGATGTCCGGTACTAGAGCACTGCCGAATCTGGTCGCTCAACACGGAACTGCCCTACGGATTAGCGGCGGCTTTGACCGAGAGCGAGAGAGATCAATGGCAGGAGACGTACCCTAGCCGTGAGGGATGAGCGGGGCTATGGTGAGTCGGAGAACTGCCCGCACTGAAAGATCGGAAGACTGTGGCCGAGAACAAGCCTAAGAACCTCTTTGGTGAGACAGGTGTAACGGGCCTTCGTCGTGCGGGCGGGTATGTGCAGGAAGAGTTCCTGCCACAACTCGCTGGTTATCGGGCGATTCAGGTCTACCGAGAGATGCGGGACAACGATCCCGTCGTCGGTGCCATCCTCTACGCCATCGACAAGTTGGTCCGACAGGTGCCGTGGCGAGTTCAGCCTGCCTCCACCAAGTTGGAAGACCAGCGCTCGGCCAAGTTCCTTGAGTCCTGCCTGAACGACATGAGCACGTCATGGGAAGACACGATCAGTGAGATTCTGTCGATGCTCGCCTACGGGTGGTCGTTCCATGAGATCGTCTACAAGCGCCGAGAGGGCGACAAACGTGACTCAACTCGCCGGTCGAAGTACGACGATGGCGCTATCGGCTGGAGGAAGTTGCCGATTCGTGCTCAGGAGACTCGCCAAGAGTGGGCGTTCGATGAGAGCGGTGGGATTCAGGGCATGTACCAGTCCTCGCCTCCCGACTACACCCTGACCTACATCCCGATGGAGAAGAGCCTGCTCTTCCGCACCACGACGGCCAAGAACAACCCCGAGGGACGTTCCGTATTGCGGAACGCCTATCGGCCTTGGTACTTCAAGAAGCGGATCGAAGAGATCGAAGCCATCGGCATTGAGCGTGACCTCGCTGGCTTCCCGATCATGTACGTCGACCCCGACATCATGCGAGACGATGCCCCCGGCTGGAAACAGACGATCTTCAATGACTACAAGGATGCGGTCGTCAACATCCGCCGTGACCAGCAAGAGGGTCTGATCCTCCCCGCCATCTACGACGAGGGCGGGAACCAGATGTACAAGTTGGAGTTGCTTTCGGCTGGAGGCTCCCGCCAGTTCGACACGAATCAGGTCATCACTCGCTACGACCAGCGAATCGCCACCACGGTGCTGGCCGACTTCATTCTTCTCGGTCAGGCTAACCACGGCTCTTACGCCCTGAGCAGTGACAAGACCAACCTCTTCGCCGTGTCGATTCGGACGTGGCTTGAGATCATCCGCACCGTGATGAACCAGTACGCCATCCCGAGGCTCTTTGAGGTCAACGGGTTCAAGGTCAAGAAGTTGCCCGAGTTGGCCTACGGCGACATTGAGACACCGCCGCTCACCGAGATCGGTACGTTCATTCAACAGTTGGCCGGTGCCGGTGCGCCGCTCTTCCCCGATGACCTTCTGGAGAACCACCTCCGCAAGATGGCTCACCTCCCCGAGCGTCGTGAGGCCGCCGTCGGTGCGATGGAGGATGCTGGCAAGCAACAGGGTCAGACTCCCGACAACCCCGCTACCAAGACGGCACCCAAGCCGCAGGAGAACGCACCAGACGCTAAGACGGAGGAATAGCCCGTGCCTTCCTCCGCTGACTTCTCCAGCGAAGAGATACTTGACGAGATCATCTCACTGACCGTTCAGTTTGAGGATCAGTACAAGCAGGCGTTCTATCGCTCCATCGAAGAGTCGGTTGCCGATCCCGCACTGCTAGAACTCCTGCAAGACATCTCCGATGGCACGGTCATCGACATGACCCCACAGGTTGAGGATGTGCTCAGGAACCTCAACGTGCCGGTCGATGAACTGATCGACGTGCTACGAGATGCCATGATGCGGGTCGGTCAGGTCACGGCTGACACCATCGGCCTTGAGATCGCCTTCGACATGACCAACCCTCGGGCCGCTCAGTACGCCGCAACTCTCGGGGCGAGAAGCATCAATGCGTCCGAGGCAGTTCGCCAGTCGATCCGTGAGATCGTCAAGCAAGTGGTCGAAGGCGAGATGTCGATTCAGAACGCCAAGCGGCTCATCAAAGAGCGGGCTGGCCTTCTGCCCCAGCACTCTCAGGCCGTTGCTCGTTACTACGACAACCTCGTTGCCAGTGGCTCCACCGCTCGGCGGGCACGGGAGTTGGCGAACCAGTACGCCAACCGGTTGCTCAACTATCGGGCCGACATGATCGCCCGCACCGAGATCGGGGCGGCTCAGAGTTACGGCCAGTGGGAGTTGTGGCAACAGGCTCGGGATGCGAACCTCGTCCCGCTGGATGCCATGCGTATCTGGATGACCGCCAAAGACGAGCGGGTCTGCGATGTCTGTGGGCCGATGAACGGGCAGGTCGCCTACATCGACGGGGTGTGGTTCACGCCGAACGGCCCAGTCCACTACCCCACCGAGATTCATCCCAACTGCCGGTGTGCCTCGGGCCTCATCTTCTCTCGGGGACGGGCACGGGAGTTCATGAACAAGAGCGCCGACTTAGGGTACGAGTATTGGCTCCTTGAGAAGCACCTCGGAACCCAGCACGACCAGAAGACTCACGGTCGGAGGAAGATCAGTTCCTTCGTGACATTTGGCCCTGAGTACCGTGACTGGGTAAAAGGTCGGGCGGGTGCAAACTATCCCAGCGGATACTATGACGAAGGCCACTGGGAGGATTCGTTTGAGTCTGCCGATGATCGTGTAACCAGCGGCCTCAAGGATGACGTGGCCAGAAGCATTGGCGCTGACATTCTTGCTGAGATGTCGACTGGCGAGATATTAGATGCGGTTAGGTCAATAGCCTCTAGCGCAGGCCACGCTTCCAGAATGGACACACTGGTTAGAGCACAGAACGGCAGATACGAGTTAGACCTCGTATCTAGGGTGGCACTGCTAAGTACAAGGCCAGCCACAAATGATGGCTCTCCACATGCGGATTCAGCCCTTGTTAGAGCACTTGAGGCGAAAGGCTTGAGGATTCGCCTTGATTCAGAGTTAGGGCAAGTGGTAGTTGATTCTGAAGGCAACTTAGTTACCAGTGCCACTGTCACAGTTAGCGAACTTGTGCGAGAACTGGTGAGGCCGTCTGAGTGGGTCTTGGAGAAGGGCCGGTCAGTTCTTGGTAGCGACCATCCACAAGTCAAAGAACTTGAGGAAAGCATCCGCATTACCACTAAAGTCTTTGCTTCGGATGACGAGAACATACTGGGCAAAAGAGACTATGGGACGTTTGGCGTAGATACCGCAACCCGGAACTTGAGCGCTGGGCTACGGCAAGGGCCCCTCAAGTGAGGACAGGTCACGGCCTTGCCAAGA